AATCTATTAAATTTCCACTTGATAGTGTGTCATATTCTTGTCCGACTTCTTTATCTGATTTGGTTTGTTGTTGATACGCAGCTTCACTTTTTTGTTCTAACTGTTTCTTTTCTTCGTTTAACTGTTCCTGTTCTTTTTTTAACTGTTCCTTTTCTGCTTCTAAATCTGTTTTTAACTGTTCCTTTTCTGCTTCTAAATCTGTTTTTAACTTCGTATTATCTTCTTTTAACTTCGTATTATCTTTTTCTAACTTCGTATTAGCTTCTTTTAACGTCGTATTTTGTGTTTCTAATCTGGAATTTATGGTTTTACTCGTATGTAATTCGCTTGTCAGTCTTAACTTTTCTTGCGTACAATTTTCAAGTTCTTCTTCTAATCTGGTCTGTTCTTCCTTACAAACTTTAAGTTCTTCTTGTAATTCGGCCTCTTTTTGTTCACATCTTTTTATATTTTTTTGTAACTCCTCATTTTTTGTTTCTAACGTCTCCTTTTTTATTTCTAAGTTCTTTTTTTCTGCTTGTAACCTTTCCTTTTCTTTTAGACTAGCGGCAGTGTTTGCAATACTTTGTTTTTCGCTTTCTTCATTTAGATCACTAATTTCTTGTAACTGTATCTTTTCTTCTTGTAACTGTATCTTTTCTTTGTCTAACTGTATCTTTTCTTCTTCTAACCTCTCCTTTTCTTGTAAAATTGTTGAATATTGTTCATTTAATGTTTTAAACTGACTATTTCTTTGGTCGAGACTTTCATTTATCGTTGAAATTCTAGAGTTTAGTTTTTCTATTTTATCTTTATTTTGTTCGTTTTCTTCATTACAATTTTTAAGTTCTTCTTGTAATTTGGCCTCTCTTTGTTCACATTCAGTAGTTAAACTTTGTAGTTGCTGTAGTTGCTGTAGATGATAATAGTTCTGGTTCGGGGTTGGAGTATGTTGTTCTGCCATTGATGTTTGTGGATTTTGTATTGCTAATTTTATATCATTACTATGTTTTTTTAATTGTTTAATAATTCTAATTTTATTAAAAAAGTATGTAAGTGTTTGAATAGTTATAATAAACCGTTTAGGATATCTAGATATTATAAGGTCGTTAATTTTTTTTTGTTTATTGTTTAGCACATTCGTTAAAAAATTCTTAATAATGATACCATTTTGGTCTTTGTCATGTTGAGGTAAATGTGTAGAGGTGGTTATATTTTTATTATCTATATTACGGTTGATGAGTTGAACTGTTTCTTTAAAAGTTGCTAATTTATTAAAAGATTTTTCTTTTATTATTTTTTCAAGATCGGTTTCTTCTAGACGTCCTGCAGAGGCTCCGTCTTCTGTGTATTGTATATTTATACTTTCTTTTGCATCAACAGCACCACCTGTTTGATATTGGGTTTCGATTTTTTTATAAAAATGTTTAAAAATAAATTCGAGTGTAACGAAATCTATTCCAATACTATTTTTTTCAAGTAAATCTTTAATTAAATAAAAATGAAAATGATTCCTTATATTAGGGTCAGGAGGAGTGTCGGTTATTTTTTCAGAAGGATAATACTTAATACCATTAATATTTACATAGTAACCAAAAAATTCTGTTTCATTTTCTAGTTGTTCTTGAAGGTTCATTTTTAATTTATCCTTAATTACAGCTTTTCTTTTGTATTCAATACTTTCAATAAATTCGTTAAAATCACTTTCAACCATACTATCTTTTTTTTCATCTTTACCTACTGCAATTTCAAAATCTTTTTTTTGTATTTCTTTATAATAATTTTTATTATCTTTGTTTGAATCTTTTTCCCATTTTCCATCTAATTTATATGTTGGTTTTTCACATAATACTGATGTTATTAAAGTTATAAGATGTGATTTAAATTTCTTGCAAAAAATAATGTTTTTTAACTGGTCATTTTTTAATAGGTCTTGAAATTTTGAAATTTTTTCTTTTTCATCTTTTATAATATGTATTGGTTTCATTTTTAAATAAATATAGTTGGTTATATCATGTGGTTTTATATTAGTTGCGTTACATATTTCTTCAGAATTATATCCAATATTATCTATTAGTTGTTTTACTTTATTTTCTTCACCACCAAGAAATTCAATCTTTTCTACAGCCAGATCTATACTATTGCTTTTTATATCTTTAATATCTGAAATTTTTACTAAATCAGCTTGATTTATCTTACTTCCCGCTTTTAGATTTTCAAATATAGTTTTTGATTCTAACCCTATAGTACCAGCGGTTTGATCAGGTAATTTTTCAATAAATTCGCGTCTATATTCTTCTCCACAGCCACCAATCATTTTTTCAAGCATTTGTGGGTCATTTTCTTTTAGTGCTTTGATTAATACAGTTTTGTCTTTTGGACTTGTTTTAGCATCAATAAGACTGATTATATTTTTTGCCTGATTATTAAGTCCATTTTCATCTCTATGTATATGATCTATATGAAAATTTAATCCCTGACATAATTGATTAATTTCGGGATCATCTGAAGATTGAGAACATAGGTTAGATAATGCAAATGCCGCAAATAAGCCTGAAATAGCACCTTCCCCACTATCTTGTTGTATATTGTAAATTAAATTTTTTATTTTATTTGTATAAACTTCTTCATGTAATATATCTTGTTCACTGGGAGGGATATTTTCTTTTATAGTATTATCTCTATTCAAATTATCTAATATTGTATGTTTTATTGCATATAATAATAAAAGTCTTTTTTTTGCATATTTTAAGTCTTCCAAATTCTGTAAGTCAGTTTCTGTAGTCTTGAGTTGGCTGCTATTCGGTATATTGTTACCAGTAGGGATAGTTTTCATATTCCATCTTGTATGTAATACATTCCCTATACTTGTCGTCTGTACATTTTGGGTTCCTCTTGACATAATTATAATATAATTATAATATAATTATATAATTAATATAAAATAATCTCTAATAATAAAATTATATATATAAATTAATTTTATTGTTATATAATAAAATGCCAGATTTAAGTGAAGATGATAACTTGTATATAGAATGTTATGCAGTAGACGAAAAAAATAATATTATAGTTAATAATAAAGATAGAGATAAAAAGAATAATAATTTAATGAATATAATAGAAAATGATAAATCATTAGACTTGGGCAATAGTATAGGTATTCAAGCACTTGTTGGTGTTTCTTTAATGTTAATGGTATATGTAATAGGTGATTACATTTTTAAAATAGTACCAAATAATACTATTCAAAAAAAAATATATGGTGTTTAAATACTTTTTTTACTAAATATACATTCAGATGGTTCTACTTTACTTCTATCTGGTGTATTTAATGGATTTGTTTGTACGTGTTTTATAATATCTTCTTCTAATGTAATATTAAATAAATTAGTATTATATGCCAGTAAATTATTAATTTTATTTTCTTCATTGACTTTCTGTTTTGATAAAAAACGAGTAGCTTTAAATGATTTTGTAATTAATAAATATGATAAAATAAAAATAAATATGACTAATATAAATTGATGATTTTTAGTAAGAATAATTAAAATTATAAATATAAATAAATAAAATATATAGTGATTAAAAATATTAGCAAATATAGGTGGTATATCAATAAAGTTTAATAATAAAAGTGGTAAAAATAATAAAAGTTTATTAAAAATAGAAAACCCATTGTGTTTTTGAATCTGATTTTTTGAATATTTCATTTTTTATATAATATAAAAATATTATAAAAACAAAAAATTGATATTATATATAATTTTTAGTTATATATAATATTTTATGTTAAAAGACATAAGTTTGAACTTAATAAATTCAATAAATAAAATAGATAATAAAGAAATAGAAACATATTTAGGCAATAGAGGTTATACCATACTAAAAAACGGTTTGAATCTACAATTAATTAATAATATAAAAAAGAATCTATTAATTAAACCATTTAGTTTAAATACATATAATGATGTGGTAAGTTATCCAATATTTTTAGAATCAAATAATAAATTGTATGTTCCAAGATTTTGGGGTATTTATTATTTTGGTATTCCGAAAGAAATTAAGATAGGATATGGGGATAATTTAAATCTTATATTTAAAGGTAAATTAAGAAAAGACCCAATAGATCAAGAAATGATTGTTGAAAAATATTTAAATCAAATTAATTTTAATAAAGATTTATCAAATGAAGATAATGATAAATTAAATAAAGGAAATTCATGTGGGTTAATTGAATTAAAAACAGGTGGAGGTAAAACAGTAATAGGTTTAAAAATTCTTTCAATTATAAATAAAAAAACTATAATTTTTGTGCATAAAACATTTTTAAAAGACCAATGGATAGAAAGAATAAATGAGTTTTTACCGGATGCAAAAATAGGTACTATTCAGGGTCAAATTATAGATATTGAAAATAAGGATATTGTAATCGCTATGATTCAATCTATAAGTATGAAAGAATATCCAGAATCAATATTTAAAGATTTTGGATTTAGTTTATATGACGAGTGTTTTCCTTCTTCAACATTAATACACACTAATAAAGGAAAGAAAAAAATAGGTATGTTATATGAAATTTGGGAAAAATATGGTGTAAATAATGATATTGAAATATTAAGTTTTAATACAATAACAAAGAAATTTGAATATAAACCGCTTACTTATGCTTGGCAGAAACAAAGCAAAGATTTGATAAAATTTAAATTATCAAAACAAATAATCGAATGCACTATAAATCATAAAATTCTAACAAATAAAGGTTATATAGAAGCTGACAAACTAAATATAGGAGATATTATTTTATGTAAATATGATGTAGAACATAAAGATAATCTAATTTGTCCTTGTCTAAATGATGACCAATTACAAATATTATATGGTTCATATTTAGGCGATGGTTGTATTCAAAAAACAGTAAAAGATAGATATAGATTAAGAATAATTCATTGTAACGAACAAAAATTATATTGTGAATGGAAAGCAAGTATGTTTGGAATAACTGAATTAGAATATATTGAAAAAAATGGTTATTCTCAAAAAGAAGCTTATAGATTTTCTAGTAAATGTTTTGATATGGATAATTCATTAGCCAATAATAAAAAGGAAATACCAGATTGGTTAATAAACAAAATTGATGAAAGAGCAATTGCTATATGGTTTATGGACGATGGTTCATTATCAAAATATACACTAAAAGATGGTAGTGTATCTTGTTATGCAACACTACATTCAAATAATTTTGATTATGATAATCATATAAAATTATTAAATTTATTTAAAAAATATAATATAGAATGTATAATAAGTAAAAGTAGGCAATATAATTACTTACGATTTGATAATAAAAATACAAAAGCTTTACTAAATTTAATAAGAAACTATATACATAGTAATTTTGAATACAAGATAGATTTTATTAGTAATAATCAATATAATTGGAATAATGAATTCTTAAAATATGGTTCTTTAAAAATAACAAAAAAAGAATATATTAAAAAATTAAGAAATATAAATGTATATGATATAGAAGTAAAAGATAACCATAATTTTATAATTGCAACAGGAACTAAAGATACTAATTATATAGATGGTCCTATAGTTAGTAACTGTCATCATTTATCAAGTGAAGTATTTAGTAACTGTTTAAAAAAGTGCAATACAATATATTCATTAGGATTAAGTGCAACTATGGAAAGAAAAGATGGTTTAACGCATGTTTTTAAAATGTATTTAGGTAATATATGTGATATAAAATTTGATTTAAAGAAAGATAATGATAATGTATTAGTTAAAGTGATAAATTATAATGTAAAAGATGATGAAGATTTTATAACAACTGAATTAGATTATAAAGGAAATCCAAAATATAGTACAATGATAAGTAAATTATCTAAATATGATTATAGAAATGATTTTATAGTATATGTAATACATAATGAATTTAATTTGAATAAAAATCAACAAATGATGATTTTATGTCATAATAGAAACATGTTAGCATATATTTTTAATAAATTGAATTTAGCTGGAAAATTAAGTGTAGGATATTATGTTGGTGGTATGAAAAAAGAAGATTTGAAAATTAGCGAAGGTAAGCAAGTTATATTAGCAACATATCAAATGGCAGCAGAAGCATTAGATATAAAGTCATTGACAAGTTTAATATTAGCAACACCAAAAACAGATATAGTACAAGCGGTTGGTAGAATTTTACGAGAAAAACATGCACAACCTTTAGTAATTGACATAGTAGATATACATAATTGTTTTCAAAATCAATTTATAAAAAGAAAAGCATTTTATAATAAAAAAAATTATAAAATAATTAAAACAACAAATGAGTTATATATGAAAAGTAATAATTCTAATGATATATGGATTGAATTGAAAAAAAAAGGTAAAAAAACAGAATTAAGAGAATTTATAAATAATGATAAAAATAATAAACAAATTTGTTTAATTTAATTAATAAAAATTAAAAAGTTCTTTTAAATCTAGAATAATTAAAATTTTTGTTTTTTTTTCTGGTATTTTTTTTTAATTTTTTCTGTATATTTTTTCTAGTATTTTTCTTAATATTTCTTCTTCTACTGGTATGTTTTTTGATATTTCTTCTTCTA